AATCTTTTCCACACAATAATTATAAAACTTAGATAAACCAATGCTAGCAGTTCCCATTGCGAGAATCTGTGACTTGGGTATTTCAAATATTGTATTATCTGTAAAGTGAACCCAACGTTGTAAGGAGAGTTGTTCTTCTATTCCTCTAGAGGTTCTTTGAGGATAAGTAATAATCTTTAAGGGGTTCTCTACACTAACACTTCTTACATGTTCTTGTTCTGTAATCTTAGAAACAATTTCTTCACCACTTGACAGTCTCATAATTTTTACTAGTTGTTCTGTCATTTTATTTTTATCCTATTAATCTCATAATCAAACTGTTCTTCATTATAGATATTTATGCGTTCCATAAAGTGTCCTAAAGTGAAGTTGCGTTTAGACTTATAAGTTAAGTCGTCTGCTACATCATAAAGGCACGCTCTATCTTTACTTTCACTCCTACGCAATCCACGTCCAATTGATTGCAATGTTCTAACTCTGGACTTACTTGGACTACTGAACACGATGTTATGGAGATTACGAATATTAATACCAGTAGAAAACGTGCCGTAGCTCGCAATAATGATTCCGTCCTTCTGATTTTCAGTAATCGCCCGTATCTCCTCACGTTCAGAGGTTTCGGTGCCACCGTAGACGTAGAATACTTTTCTCTCTGTTGCATTATTGATTAAATCATAGAGAACATTACCATGTTTCTCTACGAACTGGAATAATACCAGTGTATTACCTTTTAAGTTAAGTGTTAAATCCCTAATGAACTCATTTCGTTTAGGGTGTGTAACTATGAAGTCTATTTCATCTTGATAATTCATATCCTTCACAAGTTTACACTCATGTTCTGGATACGTCAAGACCAAAGATTTGATTTGGAATGATGCAAGGGTTTTGTTGTCAATTAACTCTTTAGTAGTAACCACCTTATTTAGTGTTCCAAAGAGTCCTTCAAGAACTAATCTGTGTGTTTGCATACCATCAAGTGTTCCTGTCAACCCGAAACGATACTTACATAGGTGCAATTTAGACATGATTGTTGTCAGAGACTTTGCTTTGAATAGATGTGCTTCGTCTCCTACAACCATACCAAATTGTTCAAAATATTTTTTGGGGAATTTGTATATTGACTGCCAAGTAGAAATGACAACACGTTTAGTGACATTCTTGTCATGTCCACTGTATATCTTTTGCATGTGAGTTTCCAACCATCCATAGTCGATAAAATCAGAATACATCTGTTCTACCAGAGATGTTGTTGGAACAAGAATAAGAATCTTATCAGTTGCTTTTTCTTCTAAAAGCAACATATAATACCTCACTAAGATGTATATGATAAGAGATTTGCCAGATGCAGTGGGACTAAGCAGAAGGGCACGATGTTTTCTGATAGAATGCTCCACGGCATCAACTTGATAGTCACGAGGTTTGATACTTCTTCCATTATTTCTAAGTCTAAGTCCCCTAATGAATCCATCAAGTATGGGTCTGTCGATTTGTTTTTCATCATTTAACTCCTCATCTTTTGTAAACTCTTCACCATAATCTTCTAACCATTTTTCAAGATATGGTAGAAGTCCATGATAAAGTTCTCCAGTTGCTGGAGAGAATAATCTAATTTTACCGTCCCAAATACGGTTTCGATATGCCGGCATAAACTTTGCCCCTGGCACTTCAAACGTGAAGAAATCAGACAAAGCACGAGCAGTGCTTCGTTCAGTATCTACATAGAGATACACTTCATTCTTCTTGGAGATGTGTGTCATTAGACAGCACCGTCAAGAAACTTACGCCATTCTATTGCGTTTTTGATATCCCAACCACGTTGTTGAATTTGTTTTAGAATACGTTCACATGTGTCCATGCAATACTTATAGTGTTCCCTTTTACGGTAAGACGCAATCAACTCTTCATCTGCATCTAGATAAAGAGGAATGTCTTGTTTTAGAATTTTATGGTCAAAGGGTTTGTCACGATAGACTTCTGGGTCTGATTTACCAGAGTAGTATTCCCACTTCTGTCTTTTGAGAACGTTGTAGTTCCCCTCAGACATGAGATGTAAATGTCTAAAGTTATTGTAGATTGATAGATATTTTTGGTGAAGTGATGCTGACTTCAGAGACTCATCTGCGAGTTCTAAGTCATCCATCTTTAGGTCTTTTTCAGCCATCTGCTGAAGTTCATCAAGTGTCATAATATTTCACATCCTTAATTATAAAGTGAGCAGTTGATTGGTTAGAACTTGCTGTTCTATGTTATCTTACGAAGAAGACTCAAAAGTTGATTGTTCAAGTCAACCTTATCATCTGCTCATACTTATTTATAAAACTCTGATTTCGTAGAAATCGTAGTTCATTGTAACAGATGAAGTCATTGGTGACGCATCTGTGTCTTGTGTATTAAATGTAAGTCCACTCAAAGAAGTGGGATACATATTCTTAAAATCTATTTGTATAACAGGATTATTCTTATTTGTCAAGATTGTTAATGTCGCATCACTAGTCAATACATTAGGATTGGTCAGACTATTATTAGTTGGTTCTGTATAACCCTCTTGTGTTGCCTCATTGACTGCATTTTCAAATTGTGTTGGACTTTTAGGAAAACCAATACCAATCATCCAATCGTAAATTTCTCTCCAGTTTTGAAGATTCTCTTGAACAAGAAACTGAATTTCCAGTGGACTAAAATCCAAAGTATCTCCCATAAATGGCATAGAAGTGTAACGAGAATTCATCACTGCATCTCCACCAAACGCAATGCCTGGAAGATTGACCTCAGTAATATGATACTGAGTATTGGGAATTTTTAACAAGTCAAAACGAAATTGCGTAGGTCTAGCAAAGTCGAAATTGTCTGGTTGTCTATTAAGTAGATTACTCTGTAGTGCCATAATTGTTTCCTTTTATACCACTATTTATAAGCATAAAAAAAGGAGTCTCTCGACCCCTTATTTAATTATTTTTGATTATTTTATGAAATTCGTCTTACGAGAATACCAACCTCATTAGTATCTGGAACTGTGAACTTAGAAGTAATAAACTTCCAACCCTCACGCTTCAGATTTTCTGGAGGTGATGGACGATAATCCTCACGCTTCAAATCATTACGAGGGACAAAGAAAGACCCTCCAACCTTTGTAGTCTTCCAAGGATACTTAGAAACACCATAAGAAGTTACGTCAAAAGTCGAGGTTTCCTCAACACTAAAAGTCCGAATTGCCATAATAAAATCTCCTCTGTAGACAATTGTTTTCTTCACATCGTTTTAATAATATAACCTACAGCAGTGCAAAAGTCAAGAGGAAAAAATAAAAAAAAGAAAAAAAGTGTTGACGGTTAATAAGGAGCATAAAAAAAGGGGAGTCCGAAGACCCCCCTAAATTCGGTTGATTTAACTCAACTCTTATTGTTACATGATGTTTGTAACTTGAACTCTACGGTAGTAGAGGTTCGTGTTAGCAGTCAAAGCACCAAGACCAGCAGTTGTTCCTTGTGCGAAAGGATTAGCAGTCAGACCATAACGAGTCTTGAAGCCAATTTTCGGTTGGAACGTGTTCTCACCAACTGCACGAACCATCTGTAGTGGAACATATGGGCAGTAGAAGAGACCAGCATCATAAGGGGAAGTTCCCTTATAACCTACAGTGTAGTATTGCTTGTCAGCAGTGTTTGCACTGTATGGGTCAATGTATACCTTGTAACGTCCGTTAAGAACACCAGCAAATGTGTTACCAGCATCATCAACGTTAAGGTTGTTGTTAAGAGCAGGGGATGTATCAAGAACACCAGCCATCTGAAGTGCAGACGCAACGTCTGAAGAACAGATAATGATGTTACCTTTACCTCTACGAGTTTGTTGTGCGATTGCGTTAGCATCACGTTCAACTTGGAACATAAGTCCTTTGAACTTCTCAACTGACCAACGACCATTTGAGTCAACATCCATGTCGAAGACACCAGCAGTTGCAGTATCATTCGCAGCACCTTTAACAGCAGTTGTGTAGATAGTTCTAACAACTTCACGGTTAATTTCTGCAAGAATTTCAGCAGAAAGGATGTTTGCAAGTTCTGTCTCTGCGTCAAGACCATGAATTGCTTTAAGGTCTTGTGCAAGTTCCATTGTGTATTCTGCTTTGAGAGCACGAGACTTTGCAGTCACAGTTTGCTTCTCAATTGAGAACGCCATTTCAGCAAACGAGTTACCAGCAGAATCACCTTTTGCTTCAGCAGCAGCAGTGGTCATACCAGTTCCGTTTGTGTATGTGCCTGGAGTTGCATCGTTCAACAGAGCAGGGTTAGTTCCTGCTTGTGTTCCAGCACCAGAGAAATCTGTGTCTGCTTCATTGAACATAGACTCAGAACCAGTCTGGTTAGTGTAACGAGAACGCATTGCGAAGATAAGACCAGTTGGCCCTGTCATCGGTTGAACACCCGCCACATCATAAGCGATGAGGTTAGGCATTGCACGTCTTACCAATGAGATAGGAATTGGATCCCAGTTGTCAACAGAGTTACCTGTTGCGTTAGTTGGTGCAGCTTCTGACAAGAACGAAGAGTCCTCACGAAGTGCTTTTTCTTGGTTTTCTAGGATAACAGTGGTTACAGCTCTAC